TTATATATTTTGTCCTTATATATAAAATAGGTCATTTATTATATAGAATGTCCTAAGATATATTTTAGGACATTTATTATATATTTTGTCCTTATATATAAATTAAGACATTTATTATATAAAATGTCCAAAGATATATTTTAGGGAATTTTATTAGATTTTTGACCTATTTTATATAAAATCGGCGCGTGATTATATAGAATGTCCAAAAATAATATTTAGAGACATTTATTAAACATTTTGAAATTATTTTTATTAAAATTTTAAAAATTTATTATGATAATAATTATAAAATATTTTTTATTATTAATAATATAATAATATATAATAGGACATTCATTATAATAAATGTATTAAAATATATAAAGACATTATTGATATAAAAATATAGATATAATGCCCCTTAAATATATTTTTCATTTATCAGATATTCATATACGAAATGGAGATAATGTAAATAGTCGTTATGAAGAATATAATAATGTTATTAATAATACAATAATATCAATAAATGAACAAATAAATATTATGAAAATAAATTTTGATGATTTTATAATAATAATCAGCGGAGATATTTTTCATAATCGTTATAATGCGAGTAATTATGGATTACTGTTATTCAAACATTTGATTAAATCATTAACAAAAATAGGAAGATTAATTATATTTGAAGGTAATCACGAACGATTGATAGATAATAATCCTTCATTAATCACATCATTGAATTTTGATATTAATAATTTAACAGTATTAAATGAAAGTCAAACATTAATAATAGATGATATAGGATTTTCATATTTAAGTTTATTTGATACAATGAATAGTACTAAATTAACAGGAAGAAAAGATATATTACCTGAATTTCCAAAAATTAAAGAAGATGTTAAATATAAAATAGCATTATTTCACGGAACTTTTGTATCTTGTAAATTATTTAATGGTGATATAATTAGAGAAGATGAAAATTTAACATATCCATTAGAATTAATAGAAGATTTTGATTACGCTATTTTGGGAGATATACACAAACGGCAAATATTTAATTATAAAAATAAAGTAATTGGTGGATATTCGTCATCGCTAATCCAACAGACATTCGGCGAAAATTTAATAGAACATGGATATTTAATATGGAATTTATATAATAAAAAAATAAAAGAAGTAAATGTATTAAATGATATAGGATATATAAATATAAAAGAGAATTCGAATGGGGAAATATTAATTCGCAAAAACGGGAAATATGAATATTTGTTAGAAGAAGAAATAAAAAATAATAAAATATATTTTCCAAAAAAATTAGAAATAAAAATATTTTCAAAAATTAATTTTCAAAATTTAAATAATTTATTAAAAAAATATAATATAACATTTAATATATTTTCTCGAATAGATGAAAAAAATTTATTGTCATTGTCGAATAATGATAATAATTATGATTTAAACGAAGAAATAAATGACGAAATAAATATTACTAATATATATAATATTGATAATAATTATTTATTATCTTATTTTAAAAAATTATTAACAGATAATAAATATAATAATTTAATAGAAATAATAAAAAATAAAGATTTATTATTATTTGATAAAAATAAATATCCAGAAGAATTATTTAATGAAATTATTAAAAGAAATAAAGAACTGTCATTAGTTATTCAATCGTGTGTTAAAAATGATGATGTAAAACAAATAAAAGCATCATTTATAATAAAATACATAGAATGGGAAAGTTTACTTTGTTATGAAAATAAGAATTGGTTAAATATGCACGATTTAAACTCAAAATCATTTATGGTAAAGGGGACTAATGGAACAGGTAAATCGGCAATTTATGATATATTATTATTATCAATATGGGGAGAAAATACAAAATCGAGTTCATTTTCAGGAGGTATAATAAACCATAATAAAGAAAGTGCATATACAATAATAGATATAGAATTAAACGGAATATTATATCGTATTAAAAGAGATTATACAAAAAGAGAAGATAAAACAAAAATTCATTTAAAATATTCATATTTATATAAATTTCAAAATGATAAAGATTTAGAATTATTAAAAAAGAATAATGACTGTAATACAGAAATTAAAAAATTATTTGGAACAATTGATGATTTTTTAAATTCATCAATGATTACACAAAATAATGATAATGATATTTTAAAATTGGATGCTAAAAAAACATTAGAAATAATAGATAAATCATATAATGTAGATTATATATATAATTTATATAATTTATTTAAAACAGCAATAAATAAATATAGAGATTTTAAGAGAATTGTAGAAAGTAAAAAAGAGGTATATGAGAAATTAATATCAAATAATAAAATAGATGAAATAACAGATGATGAAATAATAAATTTAAATGATATATTAAAAACAAAATTAGAAGAAAATGAAGAATTAATGAAAGAATATAATAATTATCATAATATAGATATTAACAATCCAAAGACATTAATTATATTAGAAACCGATTATTTAAGTTTAATAAAATCATTAGATTTAAATAAATTATTATGTGAAGATGATTATAATAAATATAAAGAAAAATATAATGAATTGAAATATATATTAAAAGATGAAAAAGATTTATTAAAATTAAAAAATAGTTATACAGAAAATATTGAAAGTACATTGACAGATATAATTATTAAACCTTGTGAATTATCTATTTTAGAACGTGAAGAGAAACAATTAAAAAACTATTTAGATGATAATAATAATAATAATAATAATAAATATAAAAATATTAATATAAATGAATTAGAATTATCATTGGAAAAATTAAAAGATAATTGTCAAATTTTAGAAATAAATGAAAAAGAATTAATAACTACACGACCAATTAAAATTAATAATCCTTTATTATGCAATGATGAAATAATTAATGAAATTATCAAAATATATAATTTAGAAGATAATTTAAATAAATATATATTAGAAAATGTTAATTTAACTTTTGATAATAATAATGAAACTAATAATACTAATGAAATAAATGATAGTAATAAAAATATTAGTTTAATAGATTATAATAATTATAAAAAAAGATATAATGAGTTAAAATATATTTTAAAAGATATTAATATAAAATTGGAAAAAGATTATAATTATAAATTGGATGAAAATAAAATAAAAAATATTAAAATAAATATTAAACCTTGTGAATTATCTATTTTAGAAAAAGAAGAAAAAGAATTAAATAAATATTTAATAGATACAAAATTTAAAACATATGAAAATATTGATATAAATGAATTGGAAAATACAATTACTATTTTAAATAATGAATATAAAACATTAGAATTATATGAAAGAGAATTAATATCAAATAAACCATTGAAAGAGAAAAAACCAACAATAAAAAAAGATAAAATATTATCAGAAATCAATATATTATATAATAAAGATGATTTTAAAGATTTTGTATTATCATTAAATATTATAAAATCGTCTAATATTAATAATAAAACGAATGATAATTTATTAACTTATGATGAATATAATAAATTAGTAATTGATATAACAAATTTAGAAGAAACAATAAAAATTAATAAAGAAAAATTATTATTATTAGAAAAAGATTTTAATTTAATATTTAATAAACATCAAAATAAAACAATAATAAATAAACCATTAGATGAATTTAAACAAATCAAATATAAATCATCGACGACTATAAATAAAGAATTAAAATCAATTGATATAAAATCATTATTATTAATTATTGAGAATGATGAGAAAACAATAAATTCAAATAATATTATTATTGAAAATATAAAAAATATAAATAATGAATTAGAAAATTATAAGAAAGAATTATTATTATTAACATCAAATGATGATTATAAATATAATCCAGATTGTGTTTATTGTTGTAAAAGACATTGGGTATGTAGAATGAAAGAATTAGATATAATAATAAAAAAATTAGAAAATGATAAAGAAACGAGTGAATTATTGATAAATATAAATGATTATAATGAAATAAATGAACGTAATATAAAAAATAAAGAAATAAAAAAAAGATATGATTTATTAAGCGAATTTTATAATTATTATAAATCAAAAGAAGAATATGAAATAATAACAAAACAATTAAATACAATAATAAATGATAAGACAGAATTAAATAATAATATTATTTTAAATGAGACAAAATTGAAAGATAATAATAATAAAATAAATATTTATAAAAATAGATGTTATGACTTATATGAAAATTTAATAAAAATAGAACAATATGAAGAATATAAATTATGGGATGATAAATATAATGAAGTAATAAAAAAATTATATGAATTAAAAAATAATATTAATAATTATAATGAAATAATAAATTATAATAAAAATATTAAACCTCGTATTGATAAATATTCAGAATTAAAAGAAATGTATAATGAATGGTTGGAATATGATAATATATTAAAAAGAATACAAACATTTGAATTATTAGAAATTACAGAATTAATTAATAATTATGAATATTATAATAAAAAATCATATGAATTATATAATAAATTAATAAAAATAAAACAATATGAGGAATATAAAAAATGGGAAAATAAATATAATGATATAATAGTAAATTTAAAAACTTTAAGAAATGAAATATTGAATATAGAAGAAATGATAAATTATTATAATAATATTAAACCTCGTATTGATAAATATTTAGAATTGAAAGATAATTATAATAAATGGATTGAATACGATAATAAAATAAAAATCATAAATACGAATGAATTATTTAAAATAAATGAATTATTAGATATATATGATAAATATAATGAATATATGTCTAATAATAATAAGAAACCATTAATAAAAATAAAATTAGAATTAAATGATAAGATAAAAACAAAAGAAAAAGAAATAAAAGAATTAAATGATAAATTAATAAAACAATCAACTATTAATGTATATAATAAGGAAAATAGAGATAATTATATAAGATTATATGAAATAATAAATGATTTGGATAATACAATAGAAATATTAGAAACAATAATAATAAATTTTCAAGCATTTAGAATTGAAATGTATGATAAATATGTATTAAATAAATTAACAGAAAGAGCAAATAAGATAATTAAAACATTATGTCATAAAGAAACAAAACCATTTAAATTAGATTATATAATAACAGTATTAAAAGATATAATTCATATTAATTGGTTAATTAATAACGATTACAATAATGGTATAGAAAGAAAAGAAAGTGAAAATACAAAACAGATAATATCAATAAATCAAGCATCTGGTTATCAACAATTCGTAATTTCAATGGCATTGAGAATGAGTTTATTTATGAATAAATATGAAATAAGATGTAATCAATTATTTATAGATGAAGCATTTATAAATTTTGATAAATATAATTTATCAATTATTCCATCATTTATAAATTCATTATTATCATATTTCAATAATATTATTATAGTATCTCATATAGATTTAATTCAGGATAATATAGATGAAAAGATAGAAATTAAATATAATAAATTAACATTGATTTCAAGTATTGAATATAATGAAAATAAAAAAACAATAATAAAACGAAATAGAAATAAAAAAGATGATTAAATTATTTTTTCTTTAATGTTATAGTTATAGTCATTGTTATAACATTATAAGTAGTATGGGTAATTATTATATTAAAAAATGATTTTAATATAATTTATAATAAATAATTAAAATTATAAATGCCATTGACAAGTACAGAATATTCAAGAAGAAGAAGAGATAAAATTAAAGAAGAAAATCCAGAAAAATATAAACAATTACGACACGAAGAAAATCAAAAATATTATAAAAAAATTAAAGAACCAATTGAAGAAGAAGAAATTGAAGAAGAAGATATTGAAGAAAATGAAGAAATTGAAGAAGAAAATGAAGATGATATAGAAGAAATCGAAGCAGATATTGAAGAAATAGAAGATAGAAAAGAAGAAATAAAAAAGAGAATAAAAATACCAAAATATTTAATAGATTTAAATATAATAAATATTGATAAATCAGGATTTATAATTTATAAACCTTTAAAAAAAAGATTAAATAGATTAAATAAATCAATATTACAACCTCAGACGATAAAATTATATTATAATAGTTTAAATAAAACTTATAAAAAATATAGTAAAAGTGAATTTTCAGAAATATTTAAAAAAGAATTATTAAAATTATTATCAAATGATAAATATGACACAAATATAATAAATAAAGAATTAGAATTTCTTAAAACTGATTTATATAATTTTATAAAAGAATTAAATAAGAATGAATTACAATATTTATATTCAATATTAACACGTATAATGGGTTATGCACCAATTATAAAAAGAATATATCCATATATACTTCAAAAACAAATTGAATATCAACAATCGAGGGCAAATGTAGAATTAAAAGATAAAAATTATATAAAATATAATAAATTATCATTTAATATTGATGATGTATTAAAAATATTAAATACTTTTAATGATAATAAAACAGATAATGATAAAAATTATTTAACACCGAGAGAAAAATTAATATTTGGATTATTTATGTTATTACCAGTGAGACGTCCAATTGATTATTTAAGAATGATGATAATAGATAAAGAACCATTAACAGAAGATAAAATATTAATACATAAAAGAAATAATTATTATTATAATAAAACATTTTATTATAACAGAACAAAAACGAAACAAATACAAAAAATAATAGTACCAGATGAATTAGATATATTAATTAAAAATTATATAAATGATAGAATAACGGGAAGTTTATTATTAGATAATGATAATAAACAATATACATCATCAAATTTATCAATACATATAATGAGAATATTTAGTAAAATATATGATATATCAATATCAGCGGTAGAATTACGACATTATTATTCAACATATATAAATTATTTAGTAAAACAAAAAGAATTAACAGAAAAAGAACATAGAAAAATATGTGATATGATGAATCATAGTTATGAAGAAAATAAAAAATATGCATATTGTTTATAAAAATCAAATTATTTAAGGATAATTTATTCTTGTTCTTATATATAAAATTTATTAAATGATGTAGTTTTTATCATTTCTTTTATATCATTCTTTATATTTTTTATTACAGTTCTATTTAAATTATTTATTTTATTTATTTTTTCATTTAAATCCTGTTTGATTATATTATCAATTTCATATTTATTATTATAATAATAATTATAAATTTCCAATGAATTCTTTTCAAATAATATATCAATTAAATATTTAATATCTGTTTCTTTCCAATTATTATTCTTTTTTATTAAATATTTATTATCATTTGTATATTTTATATTAAAATTTTCAGGAAAATTATTATTGAAATATTTATAATTTATATATGTTTGTATTATATTATTCTCATCATTTGATATTATTTTAATCATTTCATCAATAGTTATATAATCAATTCTTTCAAAAGTAAAATTATTAATAAATTTATCATTTATAATATAATTGTTATTTAAATTAGTATTAAAATCATTAGTATAATTATTAATTATTAATTTAGAATTAATATTCTTAATATGTTCTGATTTAGTTAATGGAGGAAAATAAGATTTATATTCTTCTATATCATTATTAATATTATCATTATTAATATTCTCAATTCTTATAATTGAAAATATTAAATCAATCATATCATTACAATCACCCATAAAATATTCATTACCAATTTCTCTTTTCTGAATAAATTTTTCTTTAAATCTATTTAATATAATTCTTTCATATTTATTACAATCATTACATTTGATTTGTATAATTAATGATGAACCTTTGGGATAATTATTAAGACGTTTTAAATTATCTTGTTTAGTTTTGCCAATTTTATAAATAGGTTCATTAGTTTTAATAAATTCTCTTTCTTGTAATAAATAAATATATTCCATTTTTATTATTTAGATTAAAATTTATAAATAAATCATTTTTATTTAATAGAAAGATATTTAAGAATAATTTATTCTTATCTTTATATAATTTTTCTTTAAATAACAAAAATATTAATAATCAATTTCATAATCCGTTTTATATTTTTTTCATTTTATAATTCTTATAAGATGAAATTACTAGTTTATTAATTTTAATTTTTTGGTCATCGATGATAATAAAATTTCTATCAGTTTTAAGATTATAACCAACAGAACGAATAGTATTACCTTTATACATCTTTCTTAAATAAAAATTATTTAAAGATAATTTATTCTTATCTTTATATATCAATATCATCGTCTTTCATAAATTCGCTGAATTTTAATTTAAGACTTTCAATATTATTTTTATAATAGTTCTCATATTTTCTTGGATATTTATCCATTATCGTTTTTGAAGACATCATTTTTATATAAAATAATATTTCAGACATTTTTTTGTCATCCCTTTCTTCTATAGTTGTATTATCATAAATATATTTATTCATAGTTTCAGAAATATAATAAATTATTATATGATATATATTATTATCTATCATTTTTTCCCAAATGTTAAAACCCAAATGAACATTTGAATAAATATGTCTTAAATTAGTTTTTACAACCATTTGATTATTCTTATTTTGAAATAATTTATAACAGAAATGATCAAATGCATCATTTTCGTGCATAGTTCTTAATTTATATATTAAATCTTTATTCAAATGATTAATATCAAATTTTATTGTTCTATCTTCTTTATTATATGATACTAAATGTATATTATAATTAGTAATAGTATTATTTGAATTATTATTTATAATATTATTTGAATTATTATTAGTAATTATATTATTTAAAGTTATTATTTCATTTTTATTATTATTAGTTTCTATTAATTCATTAGAAGTAGTAATATCTTTGTTTATACAAGTTTTTAAATGTTTCCATTTTGAACTATAATCAGATAAAATTTTATGACATAAATGACATTCGAGAGGATTAGAAACACCTTTACAAATTAATAAATGTCTCTTTAAATATTGTTTTGATGATAAAATTTTATTACATTTACTACATTTATTATCATTAACCAGATTATTACTATCATTAACCATTTTTTTACTATCAATAACCAAATTATTATTATCATTAACCATTTTTTTACTATCAATAACCAGATTATTATTATCATTAATAAAAATATTGTCATTGTGCTCATTATGTTTTGTCATCATATGTCGTTTGAAATTATATAATCTATTACTATTATATATACAATATTTACATTTATAATTTTCTGTTGTCATTTCTTATTATTATACTTATTAATTATTATCATAATATTTAAATATAAATACTCAAAACTCGCTCATTTACTCATTTCTGTTTTGTGTGTAAAATTGAATTCATTATTTTTTGAAAATAAAAAATTTACTTTAATATTTTACTTTTATTTTTGATTAAATATTATTCTTT